ATTTACCGTCAGCATCATTGCAAAGTAAAATTCTACCCGCATGTGCAGCAACTGTTAATGTTGTGTCAGCTGTTAAGCTAACAGTCATACCAGGACCTGTACTTGTAAAGCCATTTTTAGAAATGACCGGTCCTGAAAACGTAGTGTTTGCCATAGTATTATCCTCCTAGTTATTTGAACATCGTCTCTAGGCCGTCGACTATACGCGTCGATGTTCAATTTAATGTATAGTGTGCTTTTTATATACTAGATTTAAGTAGAGTGCAAGAGAGCCTGTAATGTGGAGTGGATTTATTCCAACGATGTAGCTTTTGATTAAGTAGCTACAGAAACTTGTGGAGCTGCACCTTCGACAGTATTTTGTCTGTGAGCAATAGCTGCTTCTTCCAGCTTGATCTTTGTGATAACTTCTCTAACTTTGTCATCAATCCGGACCATTTCAAGAGTATATCTACCATTGTCAATATGCTCCTGTTCCCACTTCAACTCCAAGGACCTTTTTGCTTTGTATAGGTCTTGTATCATTAACAACCTCCTCATAGGTTATTCTATTCAACGGACCAAACATTCCCGTTTTTTCCCAAACTATACTATTTTCTCCAAGTTTGTCAAGGATTGATTGTTCCAGTGAATTCGGATCATCTGCTGACTCTACTTCAAATTTTGAGTAGTGGCCGTACGCATTTATTGTAACTAAGAATTTTTTCATAAGTCTCACCTTTTGTCTTGTAAATGAGGCGGAACTATGTCCGCCTCATAAATTACTTATTACGCTGCTCCTGATACTCCGAAGATACCTCTAGGGTCTGATACGCCGAAGCTGTATCTTTCTCTAGCTTTGTATCTAACGTTTCCAGTATCGAAGTCGCCTTCCATTGCAGTTGTCAATGGAGCTCTTGTGAACATTTTCATACCATTTGGTACGTCTGTAAGGATAAAGAACGCATCTGTATCAGTTAGGTAGTTGTTCACTCTATAACCTTGAGGAACCATACCCATAGATACGATTGCATTAATATCGTTATCAGCTGTTCCAGTTCTACCTTGAGATTTCATTAATCTCTCAGCTGTAAACTGAAGCTCAGAAGGAATGATCATTTTCAATCCTCTTGCTGCAACTCTTAGACCTCTTTCGTCAGTCATTTGACCGATGTCGATCAAAGATTGCTCTAACGAAGTTTCGTTAAGATCTGCTTGTGTAGTCAGAGTATTTTGGAAAGACCCTGATACAGTCGAGTGTGATGTACTAAATAAATTAGCACCGTCACCAGAAGTGAAACCACCACCGAAACCATTAATTAATGGTTCAACAGCTTTTACTTGTTTCGCATTCGACATAGATCTTGCTAAAGCTTTTGTATATCTAGACGCAAGTCTGTCATACAAATTGTCCTCAATCGCTTCTTCAGTGATTGCGAACGCTAAAGCTACTGTCTCGTGAGTGTAACGAGCTGTGAAAGTTTCTTGTGCTTCATCGAATGATACACCTGAACCTTCACCTTTTACTTGTGCGTTTCCGAAACCAGATAACATTACTTCTTCTTCAAAAGCTCTGTCACTGTTTTCAGCAGTATAAATTTCAGCATGCTGATTTTCATACCTTTTATATTCCAAGCCGAACAGTGCGTTCAAACCTGGCTCTAGTTCTTTAACTAGTTGTGATCGTGATATTGCCATTTTTGTTCTCCTATTCTAGCTTTACGATTGTAGCTCAATTAGATTAGCAACTACTACTACTGAAGCGAAAGCTGCAGTAATATCTTCATTTTCAGGATCTTCAGCAGATCTTAAAAGTCTCCATGAAGCTGCATCTGCACTTGTGTCACCTATATCTAATGTCGCTGAAGACTTACCAGTGGTATCGCTACCAGCAGTAGTATTCATGTCATAAGTTTCTAGGAAACCAGATTGTGCTACAGCAGCATCAGTTGCTACTACGTATTGTTGTTGAGGGTTATCGAATACAAAAGCATCCGTGTCTTCACTGTTAGCTGGCGTGATTGTTGCAATGTAAGCATTCGCAAACGTCGGCTTTAAAGTTGTAGCCGCGTTGTAGAATATTCCATTCAATACGCCAAGAATCGGAGTGTCAGTTCCCTGACCTTCGACAATGTAACCAGCAGCAGAAGCAACGGCACCACCATTGTATATAGTAGTTCCATAACCAGCATCGATTTTGTATTTACCTTGCCCAGAAGTCGCTGGAGTTGATCCAAGCGTTCCTGCAGCAACTAAACCAAAACCTTGTGTGTTTCTATTTGCCATAGTTGTTTCTCCTTATGTACCTGCCCCGAAGGGCCTCCAGTACGGTTTATATAAATTCAGTGATTGAAAAATTACTTTTTCGTACCACCGAAGGTTACACGAGACTGCCTTTCAACATTGATCGGCATCCTCTTATCCTGCTCCCTCATAAGATCGTTGTTTACAGCATCGCTACGTTCTTGATGTCTATTCAACATGTAGTCGTTTCGTTGCTTAACTATCTCTTCGGGTACCTTCGCAAGGAGAAGGCCGCCTACCCCAATCACTCCCTTGTATTTGCCCTCATCGAGGACTGGATAATCGCTTGCGTTTTCGACTTCTTCGGCACGAACTAATTCATAACCTTCTCTTAATTTTCCAGTTATGTTTTTCGTATCTTGAAATCCTACGACTTCAGCTCTAATCCATCTATACCTGAATCCATCAGGCGCAGGGGGTGCATCTAGAGAAGATGGTGGAACCCACACTTTAGGTCTCTCAGATTTTGACCGTGTTTGGCTCGCACGAGAAGTATTTTTTTCGTCTTTTGTCATGTTACGCTCCTTCCGTGTTTTTTAATTGTTTTGCGTATTCTTCGAGTGGCACACCTAATTTTTTAGCTATTGCTACCTGTGATGATGTGAGTCTCACAGTTTTGCGACCAGGCTTTACGCTTCTTTGTGCTGAAGCGACCGTCTGAACGGGAGCTGTCGTATTTGTTTTAGTATTACCAAATTTATGCGGAAAGTCAACTCTAATACGTTTGTCAACTTCAGCATAATACTCGTCAGAACTAGGATCATACCCTTCTTTTTCAGTAAGATCCTTATGTATCTCAAATGCAGTGTAAGTCATTGCTCTATCAGATCCAAACCATGAGTTTTTTGAGGCCCATGCTTCAGCTCTTGGATCCGGATTAATCGGATCATCTCTTTGAGGAATGTTTACATTATTTGCTTGAGAGAGTTGTACAGGCTTCTCTTCCTGTTTTGTTTGTCTACCCTCTTTTGCAGCTTCTAATTTTGCATTCTCAAATGCGAGTTGTGCAATTCTTTTATTGGCTGCAACTTGAGCTTCTGCATTACCAGATTCAATTGCTGCAGCTAATTCTTTTTGTGCAGACTCTAAACCTGACGATATAGTTGTCTCAAATTTTTTAATGTAATCAGAATCCGTCTTCTCAAAACGTTTTTCTAATACTTGTCTTTTTTGTTCTACAGCTTGTGCATACTCAACAGCAGCTTGTTCTCTTCTCTCTGCTTCTCTCATCTTACGAGTTAATTTCGCAATACGAGCTTGTACACCTTTACTATAGTCTTCTAACTCACCATCATCTTTTTTTTCTTCTAACTTTGTTTCTCGTTCGTTTTCAAATGATTTATCTGTTCCTTGTTCTTTGTTTTCTTCCGGCTGTTCAATTACAGCTTCGTCTTTTGCTTCTTCGATATCTATTGTAGCATCAGGTCCTGATGTATCAATGGGTACCATTTTTTTATCTTCTTCTGGCATAGTTACTCCTTCCTATGTTTAGAACTCATGCAAGATGTCCTCTGGACTATCAATTGTTGCTAAAACTTCATCGTCGTTTAGCAGACGCATTTCCCCACCATCTATTTTGATTCGACTACCTGCATATCGTGCAAACATAATCCAATCTTTCTCCTTGCACCACGGACCTTCCGGATACCTCTCTTTATCCTTATAACATTGAGATCCCATGGCCATAACTAAACCAACTTGAGAAGCAACTTGTTGTTTCTCTAGTGTAGTTTCAGCTAATACTAATCCACCTTTAGTTTTTTCTTTCATCTTGAAAGGTAAAACTAAAAGTCTCCAGCCTGTTGGCTTTGGTAATTTTGGTTCTTTTTCTTTTTTCTCTGATTTTTTTACACCAATAAGATCATTGTTTGGTGTTAATATCGATGACTGTTCCTTTTCCATTTCGCTCCTTTTCTTCTAGCAGGTTAGAGATTTCCTGTAGTGTTGCCTCGTAGGCGTTTATTTGTCCTATTATATACTTATAATTTTCCATACTGTCAACCCCACCGGATGTAACTGACATGGATAAATTATCTATTCTACTTTTTAAAAATCTAAGTAGTTTGTTTACGACTGTTTCTAATTGCATTTAACATTTCCATCTTCTGCGAGCCTGTCTAAGTCTTGAATTAGGATCTTTTGCAGCCTTTGGAAATTTCTTCATTTGGCCTGCGCTTCTTGCACAGTACGACTTACGTCGATTTGCAGCTTTAGATCCTGGTTTGACTTTTCCAGTCACCGCTGTTTTTAATTTAGAACCGGGATTTGCTCTTCTGTAGGCAGCGACACCGGCTCGTGTCATACCTGCTCCAGACTTTGTAGATCTGAAATTTTTTTTATTTCTTGCGGGCATTTTATCTTGTCTTCTCATTATGCAAATGTTTTTACGTTAGTTGGTTTACCACCCGGATTACCTGCTGCTCGTTTTCGTTTGACAGCACTCGCCTTTTGTGAGCTTGTCATTCGTGTGGCTTTTGCAAGTGGGACGCAT